AAATACATGGCAGACAGTATTAACACTTATCAAGAAGAACCTGCTGAGTCACAAGAGCATATAGATGCTATGCTGGCTAAAGTAGAAGGTAGTCAACAAGACCCTGAGCGTCCTGAGTGGCTACCTGAGAAATTTAATTCAGTTGAGGATATGGCTAAGGCATACTCTGCATTAGAGAGTAAGCTAGGTAAACCTCAGCAAGAACAAGAGTCAGAAATAACAGAAGAGCAGATAGCAGATGCTACTCCTTCTGATATTGCTGAAGCACTAGATGCAAATGGCCTAGACTTTGATGCGTTCCAACAGGAATATGAAGAGCTAGGTGGATTAACTGAAGATGCCTATCAAGCACTGGCTGAGGCTGGTTTTTCAAAGGCAGTAGTTGACTCATGGATTGATGGACAGAACGCTTTGTCTGAACAAGTCCAATCTAGTATGTACAACCTAGTAGGTGGTGCAGAACAGTATCAAGGATTAGTACAGTGGGCAGCAGATAATCTACCCCCTGACGAAATTGATGCTTTTAACTCAACAATGGAATCGCGTGATACTAATCTAATTAAGTTGGCGATTCAAGGTCTTAATGCTCGTTATCGTTCTGAGGCAGAACCTCGTCTCCTTTCTGGACAGACAGGCTCTGTGTCCTCTGGTGGGAAGTTTGAAAGCAATGCAGAATTAACTGCTGCTATGCGTGACCCCAGATACGCTAAAGACCCTGCCTACAGACAGCAGGTTGCTGATAAGTTAGCCAAGTCTAGTCTGTTTTAACATTGTTGCATGGGGTTGGGGGAATTGTATAAGAGTTCCCCCTTCCTTCTAGTTACATTACGGTGTACCTAGAAGGGACTATATCCCTAACACGAAGCTAACATAACAAACGATTACCCCTGACCCCTTGCGAGGGACAATCTTGGAGAAAGGATGTAGTGTAATGCAGAGTGTACTTCAACTCACATTAACATTACTAAGAGGTAATTTAAAATGGCACAAGCCGCTTCAAATCCGGCCTATAGCGTAAGCTTTCAAGGCCAGAATAACCTAACAGGTGACGTCCGTGACCTGTTTCTCAAGCTGTATGCAGGAGAAGTCCTAACAGCCTATGAGGAAAAGAAAGTCCTTATGGATAAAGTGCGTACTCGCACAATCTCAAAAGGTAAGTCTGCTTCATTCCCAATGACAGGCCGTGCAACTGCTGAATACCTGACCCCTGGAAACGAAATCACAGGTGGTTCAATTCGTGCAGGTGAGCGTATCGTCACAATTGACGACTTGCTTATCTCAAGCCAGTTCATTGCTAACATTGATGAAGCTATCAACCACTACGATGTACGTTCAATCTACTCAAAGGAAGCTGGTATTGCACTAGCTAACGAAGCAGACCGTAACGTAGCTCGTATGCTTGTTAAAGCTGCGCTGTCAACTAACGCAACAGCCGCTGCTGGTCTTATTCAAGACTACAAAGCTTTCACTGAAGAAGACTTTACTTCAAATGTCACCATTGGTACAGCTACTGCTGACTCTCTTGATCCAGCAAAGCTTGCTAAGGCAGTCTTTGATGCCAAGAAAACAATGGACATTGCTAACGTACCATCAGACAACGCTGTAGTTGTCCTTCCACCAGCACAGTACTATGCACTGATGGATGTAACTGATGGCTCAAAGCTGACATACATGAACCAAGACTTTGGTGGTAACGGTTCAATTGCTTCAGGTATGGTTCCGTCAATTGCAGGTATTCCTGTAATCATGTCAAACCATGCTGACGTAACTAAACTGTACACCAACTTCACAACTGGTGATGCTAACGAAGGTAAGACAAACGACAACCAGCCACTAGCAAACACTGCTGGTTCTGGACGCACTACTCACTATGACCTTCCAACTGCTGCTGTAGATGGACGCGACATGGTTGCAGAAGCTGCTAAGTTCCGTGGCTTTGTCTTTACACCAGAAGCTGTTGCTACTGTCAAGCTTCTTGACTTGGGCATGGAGTCTGAGTACCAGATCAACCGTCAAGGCACACTCATGGTTGCTAAGTACGCAATGGGGCATAACGTCCTGCGTCCTGCATCATGTATTGGTCTTGTAGAGGTCTAAGAATATTGGGGGTAGCTTAACGGCTACTCCCTTTTTTACTTTGGAGAATAATATGCCAGAAGTTGCAGGTAAAAAATATAAGTACACTAAGGAAGGTATTTCTCAAGCTAAAGCTGCGGCTAAGAAGACAGGCAAGAAGATGTCCTTTGGTGGTATGCCACAGAAGCAGGTAGCTGCTGTCATGGCTAAGTATGGAAAGAAAAAGTAATGGCTATTACACACGCAGGAGAAACATTTAAGGGTCTGCGGATACCTAAAAGAACGCCCAATGCCTCTAAGTCTCATGCGGTGTTAATAGGTACTAAAGATAAACCAAAGTTAATAAGGTATGGACAAAAAGGTGTTAAGACCAATCAAACAGTAGGTCAACGCAACGCATTTGAAAATCGCCATAAAAAGAATATTGCTAAAGGCGAAACGAGTGCAGCATATTGGGCTGCAAAAACTAAATGGGACCCATCCAAGACAAAATCATCGTCTAAAAAATGGGTAAAGGGTAGTTAAATGGCAGGAACAAGTAAACTAGATGCAGTCAATACAATGCTATCTTCCATTGGTGAAGCACCAGTAAGCAGTTTGTCATCAGGATTGGTTGAGGCTGAGATTGCAGAAAGTATTTTAAATACTATTGACAGAGAAGTACAGTCTATGGGCTGGCACTTCAACACAGAATTAAACAAAAGTTTTGCTAAGACAGTGGCAGGTGAGATAATTTTACCTGCTGATATTCTTAGAGCAGATGCCACACTAAAAGCTAACGCGCCAAATCTTGTGCAGCGTGGCTTAAAAATGTACGACAGAGTTAATCACACTTTTATTATTAGTACGGATGTTGCCCTTGATGTGGTAATACAATTAATCTTTGATGATTTACCAGAAGTAGCAAAGCGTTATATTGTACTACGTGCTACTCGTATATTTCAGGATCGTGTAGTAGGTTCTAACACATTACACACTTTCCAAGAAAAAGATGAAGAACAGGCTTTAGTACAATTAAAAGATTTTGATAAAGCTGCTGATGATCATAACATCTTTGACAACTATGATACCTTTAGCATTATTGATAGGCAGGGACGGAGAACAATCTAATGGCACTCATCAGTCAATCTATCCCTAACCTTATTAATGGTGTATCACAACAGCCACCATCACTACGTCTAGCTACACAAGCAGAACTACAAGAGAACGCTCTGTCTAGCGTGGTAACAGGACTGTCTAAGCGTCCTAGTTCTGAGCATGTTGCTGATCTAGGTACTATTTCTGATCTGGATAAAGCTTTTATCCATACTATCCGTAGAGATGAGAATGAGTTCTACTCTATGGTGGTAGATACGGCTGGTACTATCAGGGTGTTTGACAAAGATGGTGTATCTAAGACTGTTACCAATAATGCTGCTAGTTATTTATCAGGATTGACTAACCCTAGCTTAGAGCTAGCTGCTGTATCTATTGCAGATACAACCTTTATTGTAAACAAGAATACAACAGTAGCCCAAGGCACTGCCACAAGTCCTACACGTAACCCTGAGGCATTAGTATATGTACGTCAGGCTGACTATTCTTCTACATATCGTTTAAAGATTACTAAAGGTTCAACTACAGAAACAGTAGAATTTGCTACAAAGTCCTCAACACAAGACACTACTGCTGAGACACAAAATGCAGAACGTGGTGCATCTACTGACTTGATTGCTGAAAACTTAGATACTTTTTCAGCTACTACTGTAGACATTAATCTTTATAAAAACATTACTGATGCTAGTGCTATTTCAGGTATTACAATTACTCGTTATGGCTCAGTATTACACATTCAGTCAACTGATGCCACAGACTTTCAAGTAGAAGTAGGTGACTCACATGGTAACGAACACCTGCTTGTATTCAAGAATGAGACACCAGACTTTAAGAAGCTCCCTGTTGAGGGACCAAATGATTTTGTTATTGAAGTATCAGGTGATAACCAAAAAGCACAAGATGATTACTATGTTAAATTTAATGATGGTGTGTGGAAAGAAACAACAGAACCTAATACCCTTATTGACTTAAATGCTGCTACCCTTCCACATAAATTATCAAAGTTACCTAGTGGTGACTTTCAGTTTGATCAAGTTACTTATGCTGACCGTAAAGTAGGCAACGATGATACAAACCCCTTCCCCTCTTTTATAGGTTATACTATTGCTGATATCTTCTTTCATCGTAACAGACTAGGTTTACTAGCTGATGAAAATGTTATCTTTGCTAGGGCAGGTGAGTTTGTAGAGTTTGACTTTTTCCGTAAGTCAGTACTAGCTATTGTAGACAGTGACCCTATTGACGTAGCAGTGTCCTCTAATAAAGTCAGTATCCTTAAACATGCTGTACCTTTTAACGAGTCACTATTACTTTTCTCTGATCTAACACAGTTCAAAGTTACTGCTGATCCTATCCTTACCCCTGAAACTATTAACGTAGCTAGTACTACTGAGTTTGAAGCTAGTCTTGTAGCCAAGCCATCACAGGCTGGTAAGTATGTATACTTTTCTTCTAATCGTGGTGCCTTTTCAGGTATGTGGGAATATTTTGTAGACACTGACACTGATGTTAATGATGCTACAGAAATTACAGCGCATGTACCTAAGTATCTTAAAGGTGTTGTAACAAATATACAAACATCCTCTAATGAAGATATGCTTATTGCACAGGCTACTGATGATCCTAAAGCTATTTATGTTTATCGTTATTACTGGAGTGGTAGAGAAAAACTACAGTCTTCATGGTCACGTTGGGTATTTGATGGTGATGTAATAGGTGTATCTTTTAACAGAGCAGATATCTTTTTGTTAATTAGACGTAGTAACAACTTGTTCTTAGAAAAGATTAATTTGTCTGTTGATAGTGCTACAGTTTATACTACAGGTAACTTTTCTATTCATTTAGATAGACGAGTAATGTTAGAAACAGGTGGACTTACTACTATACCTTATGTAGACTCTAATGTAATATATGTAGATCAAACAGGAAAAACTATTTTACTTAGTGAGGTAGCTGCAAAGTTAGCTAACTCTGAGAAAGTCTTTGCTGGTATTCCGTTTACCTTTAAATACCAATTCTCTGAGCCTGTACTAAAGCAAGATAACAAACCTATTACTACTGGACAATTACAATTAAGAAACTATGCTGTTGTTTATAATGATACAGCCTTTTTTAATGTAACTGTAACGCCTCTTAAACGTACACCATATGTGCGTACCTTTACAGGCCGTGTGGTAGGTAGTGGTGCTAACATACTTAATCGTGCTGCTATTGAGTCTGGTACATACCGTTTTGGTGTGTTAGGTAAATCTAGTTCAGTAAGTATTGTATTAGAAAGTGATAACCCTCTACCCTGCATCTTCCAATCAGCAGAGTGGGAAGGGTTCTACGTCCTACGTTCAAGGAGACTATAATGACACTACATGTGAGAGCAAGTGTACAGGCTGATGTAGATCATCTGGCAACAAACCTAAGACCAGAAGATACACAGGAAGTACTAGCCTCACATGGCAGTGTTAAGGTAGCATTACAAGAAGGCTTTGATCACTCAGAAGAATGTTGGACTATTATAGTAACAGAAACAGGTGAACTAGCTGGCATGTATGGTATAGTTGGTATAGACGATATGACAGGTATGCCTTGGCTACTTACAGCCCCTCCACTAAAGAAAGGTTGGCGGCAATTTGCACGTGAATCTCTGCCATGGATTAACAGACTGAACAAGAAATATCCAGTATTAACCAATGCGTGTGACGCTGAGTATACAGAAGCAGTAAACTGGTTAAAGTACATAGGATGTGTATTCATTAAGAGACATGACACGTGGGGTGTTGGTAACAAAACTTTTTTAGAATTTGTGAGGATATAATATGGCTATTATGACAGCACTGTCGATTGCTCAAGGAATGGCAGGTTTCATAGATGCTTCTAATAAAGCTAAACAACAAGAAGCTTACTATCTACAAAACAGAATTAATGCAGCACAAGCTAGAGACTTACAAATCCAAGGCTTACAAAAACGTGCTGTTCAGTTTAGCGATCAATATTCACAGAAAAAGCAAGACCTAGTTATAGCTGCTTTAAAACGTGAAGGTACTATGATAACGGCTAGTGGTGAATCAGGTTTAGCAGGACAAACAGAAGCTATAAAACTTTCGCAAGCTGAGTCTGATAAACTCAAGGGACTTGATATATACAGCCAACAAATTGATGCTATCTTTGATGACATAGAAATACAAAAGCTAGGCTTAAATGCTCAGATGTTAGAAAGAATTAGAAGTGTTCAACGTGGTGTAAAACCAAATTTAGGTATGGCTATTTTAGGTATGGCTTCTTCTGCTATTTCATCAGAAATTAAAATGGGTAAACAAGCAGATACTATTTTTGGTAATATCTTTGGATCAGGTGGCGATAAGCTAGGCAGCCAAACCTCACCTTTTATCCCTGTTACAAATAATACTTCATTACAAGCTTGGCAATAGGGGAAACAAATGGCTAGACAAAGAGTAATGGTAGGTGAGCTTAACGCTCCTACAGAAGTTACGCCAGTAGCAAGACCTGTAGATACTTATGTATCCCCTGAGAAACCGATAGTACAGCCTTCACCCCTAACTCAATTTCTTGATGCTATTTCACCACTAACTAATTTAATGGAAGAAGAAGCAAAGAAAGCAAAAGCACAACAAGAACGTGATGAGTTTAACGGTAAGAGAGCTAATGAACAGCACCAAGCTGAGATGGCTGCAATTAATTTAACGGCTAGGCTAAAAGAAGACTGGATTAATAACCAAAATAATTGGTTGTCTTTGACTACTGAAGAAGCAGCCGAAAGAGTATCAAGGCATTATTCTGACTATAGAATGAATTTAGATGAAGCACAGATTAATCCTCTTGCTTTACAAGCCTTTGATCAAAAAGTTGACCAAGATAAACTTCTATTCATGTTTAATAACTTTGGTCCTGAAAAGCGTAAGCGTAACATAGAGCAACAGGATCAACAATTTAACGATACAATCAGAAGAGCAGGTAGTGTAGCAGAGGATGACCAAATTGTTCCTGCCATGGTTGATGCTTTTAATCAGCACGTAGTAGTGACTGGTGGTGACTATCGTAGAGCTAATGATCTAGTAATAGCTACTGCCCTAGTGGAATCTAAAAGAGGCAGAACAAATTATCTTAAATTTGTAGATGCTATTCAAACTAGAGATGGTAAGTCTCTTAGAAGTATTGATAGGTACGCTGAAGACTTTAATACAATTGATGCTAACATTGCAGCTTTTGCCAAATCTGGTTTGACATTAAAGAATAAAGAAGATGTAGAAGCCTTTAAGGTACAAGCCGCTGCTAACTGGATGCAGAACCCTAACCCTACTACTCTTACATTTGGTAAAAATACAAGAGTAAACGAACAGGGACATGAGTTTGATTGGACACCAGCAGAGCAAGCTAGTTATATTGAGGACAACTATAATGTACAAGTTGCTCAGTTAGACGCTTCAGATGCTTCAGCAAAAGATAAAGCTATTCAACGAACTGTCTTAGATCAGGCACGTGTAGGTTTTTATAAAGCATACCAACTGCTTCCTAAAGAAGTAGAAAAAGCTCAGCAAATCTTTCAACAAGATTTTAAATTTGCTAATTTTA